TTCATAGTTCTGAAGCTTGTTCTGCATTTCTTTGATTTCTTCTTCAGTCATACCGTTCTCCTTTTTAAATTCTTTGTCGAGAAGACTTCTGGCTTTATCAGCTATGGCAGTTTCGTCTTGCTGTTTCGCATAACGCTCTGCCGCGAGAAGTCCGCCTTTATTGAGTTTACCTGTATTGGGATTAACAACGGGATAGGACACACCCTCGTCGAAAGTATCCGCTTCAGGATCTCCGACAAGAGAAGTTTTAGCTGCCCAGTTTTTAAATTCTTGCGAAGTATCATCCCATTGTTCTCCTTCCTCACCATAAGCTACCTTGTAAGCCTTGAAGCTTTTTTTAACGCTTCCCCAAGACTTAGTTTCAATTCCTTTGTAGGAAGGTGTCCTTGGAGAAGAAAGTTTAAATTCCTCGGGTATCTTTTGGGAAATAAGTTTTGCGTCCTTGTCGGAAAGATTTAGAACCACGTTCTCGTTTGACTGAGCAACGCTAGAAGTCCTGTGATCCATTCCGAAAGTAACAACCGATGATTCCCGAAAGTCTGATTCCCGGAAAATAAGCGCCGGCCCTTCCACAGTGTAGCCATTTACATCTGATTTCGCGCCCTGTTGGACATCTTCTATCTTTTTCGGATAAAAAGAAATAGAAGCTTGATAAGGAAAGCCTCTGTCAGAGTTCTTCTTGAACTCCTTTGCAAAATAATTGTCGAGAAGAGTTATATCGTCAAAATAGACTTGGTTCTTCTCAGTAGAAGGAACATTTGAGAACCCTATCTTCTTCTCGTCATCATGATCCTCTAGTATCGGAAACTTATCGTGACGGAAATTAATTCCGGAGACATCAACAACAAGTTGTCCGAAAAAAGGATGCTCCATAGGCTTTCCAGAATAACCGAGCATCTTAGCTTTCTGAGAATCATCTTCGTTAAATTCAACGGCGAGATTCTCGGAAAACTGAAGAGCTTTCTCTGGAACTTTTACTGTTGCCATTTATAGCCTCCTGTTCTCGTTTAACAGACCTAGATTTCCGTCTGTTCTGATTACCATATATAATAGGAAAAACATTTTGTCAATAAAAAGTTTAGATTTTTAATCTTCATCCGGAGTTGTTTTAACATCATCGCTGTAAGAGTATCCCGCATCTTGTAAAAGCTCCTTTTCTAGAGTAGTTGTCGGAGAAATAATCCCGTTGGACACGAGTCTAGCAAAGAATCCTGCTAAATCAGTCAGTTTTTCTCTGTTTATCTTATTTAATTTAATTTCCGGGGAAGAGAGATTGTTGTATCGACAGACAGGATCAATAATTTGAGTTTTTACCGTGTCGATTAAGAGAGACGCGTATGTATCGCAAGAACGCAAGAAGTTTTTCACGTTTACTTCTGTGTTTGCGTTATTTGTTGTGGCGAAAGCGCCTAGGGAAATAAAGTTCTCTAAGAGTCCTGCGGCCATTTCAGTATTGTAGCGCGAAATGATGTCGTTTGTGGAAACTTCGCCCTTGTCGTCTACCTTTTTGAGATCAAGTTCCCATCCATGAGGTTTTACAACGCCGGCGATAGAGTCTTCCCTGAGTTTTCCTACAATGTCAAGCGCCCAACTTAGTGTAGCGTAGTTTGTTTCGCTGTAATCTGGAGATTCCGGGTCTGTTGCGGCGAAATCGAAGCCTTCAGGCGCGGTCATGACAGGGATTCCGCTAAGTTTCCGGTCGATACTGCTTGATTCGCTGGCTTCGACGTTAATCTTATAGTAGTATGGTTTGTAAATGTGTCTTAGTATCGCTGTCCCGAATGGCGAGCGTGATTCTGAGAAAAACATATGGTGAACACACTTATTGTAAGGAATATCATAGAATCCACTTGTCGTTTCCTGTCTCACATTTCCATTTTTATCGTTTATCTTTGTTATAGAAGGCTGAAACCGGGGAGAAACATCAGTTATAACAATTTTTCCATCCTTAACTTCCCAAATTTTTTCTCCTATATAAAATCCATACGTAAAAGCTCCGGACATTTCATATAAAAGCCAGTTTTTGTCCTTTTTCATAGAAGAAAACATATTGTTAAAGAAATCTGCGTTCTCTCCCTCAATAGTCCAGTCGATTTGTCTCATTATATTCTCAATCTGGAGAATAAGCCCACCGACAATAGGGTCATTTATACGCATTTTTCTGTAAGTGTTAAGCCCATAAGGAGGTTCAAGCTCTGACATGAACTCCAAGTCAGGATCTCCTTTCTCCTTAGTGGGATAACCTAGTCTTCCATATTCTTTTTTCCGCGGTTTCTTTTTATTGAAAAGATTAAACATTGTATTCTCCTTTTTTGTAATTTACAATTTAGACGATAAACTTTTTAAACTGTCCAAACTTTGTTTTTCTATCTGGAAGTTTTAATTTCGACATGGCACGGGCAGTTTTAACTGGAACCTGTGGATTCGAGGACATAGCCATTAATGAACCGGAGTAAAGAGACATCATCATAGCATCAGCGTAGTTAGGAGAAGACCCTATCCGTGCTATCATCTTTCTCTTAGGTTCCATCTCCATAGGTTCAGCCGTCATGTCTATGAATAAGTTTGCTAGTTCCTTTTTCAAAGGAGCAGGAGGCGACGTTGGAAAATGAAGACTTTCAAATTCCTTATAAATAGTATAATATCCTTCCGTTCTCTTGTTTCGGAACATATTTCGCTCAATGGCGTGTTCAGATCCTATGAATGGGAGAACTTTAAAAGGAGCTTTCTTTTTTAACGTGTTATATGGTCCCCATCCAAGCCCGCCTGCATCTATAACGCAAGTAAAATTTGCATTAGGCCACAGACGAAAGTAAAGAGAGATAGCATAATCGACTATTGCATCTGGATCGCCTGTTGCCAACTCATCCCATCGTGGAAAAGACATTCCTTTCCGGTGACAAAAGACCGTCGGATCATTTCCTCCGCCGCCAACGTCAATGCCCATGACGATAGCGCCGTCTAGCGTCTCCTTGTTCTCTTTCACGACAGCATCAAATCTATCTGGCGTTACGACAGCTCCTTTGTCAGCAGAGACAGGCTTCCCAAGAACCTTTGCGATATACATTGGGGAGTCTTTGCCATAACGCTCTATAATTCTTTCTGCATAGGAGTCATCGACGAGTTCACTTTCTCTAGAATCATAATAAAGAACTCTATAACTTGATCCTTTTCCTTCTGGATCAGTAATTGTATCGTAATAGTATCCGCCAGAAGATACGGGATTCGATATTAGAAAGATATGAGAGTTCTCGTCTGTCATAGCGCCTTCCAGCGCGGTAAACACTGGATCAGGGACGCCCGAGTTTCCTGTCCAATGACATTGGCCTCGCCTTCTCACATAAATAAGTTCTTCTGGTGGAACGCTGACACACCATATTCTGCCATCATAGTCAGATTTATAAATATTTTCTTTTCTGATTTTAGCATTTTGTTGTTCTCCTATGTTAACACCGACATAGTAACATTCATGCTTGGTGACAGCATAATGATCGCCAATCCAGCTTACTCGGCCTTTCATGTTTCTATTATATAAACTAGCAGAATAACCACATTTGATACTAACCTCTTGTAAGTCATCTGCTAATTGTTTTGAAGAAGTGTAAAAAATTATTCTGTCTTCTGTTTTTCTATAACCATCACCGAGCATGAAAGTAGCTAAAAAGTAATATAGATATTTTTTATCAAGATTTTTTATATATAATGGAATAGATTTATTTACAGCTCCTTTTCCTACACATTCTAACTCTTTTGCTAATTGTAAAGAACTTATTATAATGTCATTTTTATATACATTATAATTAAAACCCATTTTCTCAATTATAGCGCATATGTTAGATTTATTTTCTTCATTTTTCTGGGTTATTCCTATTCCATAGCCTTTAGTAGTTATATATCCTTCTGATATAAACCAACCCATAAAACTGGTCCAAGTGATCATATCTATATATTTTTCAGAAAAAGTTTTTCTTTCTGATTTTAACTCTTTAATAACATGATAAGGAGTATTATCACCAGTAAAGTTTACTTTTCTATCAAAATATATAGGAGTTTTCTTTGTTATATCAAAGTTTTTTATCTTTTCTTTTCTTAACTCAGTTAAACATTTCTTTTTTGGATTTCTTTTTCTGTAAGCAACATTATGATTCGGAGAAATACAAAAATTCAATGTAGATGAATAATAATTATACATCTCTCCTTTGTAATCATATTTATGTATCTTAGATATATCTTTATAGTACGATTCACCTTCAGAATTTTTAGTTAAAACTTGCTGGGAATAATCTATCTCATCAATACCTTTCCACCCAAAATTAGTTAATATTTCTGTTTCTTCATCTAAACAAGCTTCGTCAACTAAAATCATTAAATGGGGAGCATGAAATCCGGCGAGCGTGTCGTTAAGGTTTTTTCCGTCCCTGGGGACAGTCCTGGCGACAGCATACCATTCTGGAAAGTGCTTTATGTGGATTTTGCCTTTTCTGGATACAAAAATATCTCTTATCTTGCATCTATTAAGCCAAAGGGATATTTCCGACCAAAGAACATCATTGAGCTGTTTTGCAGTAGGCGCAGTTGTAGGAACTTTCGAGTGTGGGTGGGTTGATAAGAACCATAGTACCGAGAGGGCAGCAAGCGCAGTTTTCCCTATGCCGCCCCCTGCGGATACACAGATATTTTTATCTTTAATTAAGAAATCAGCGATTTCTGTCTGCTGATTGGTAAGATCCTTTAGACAAAGCCCGGTAAAGGATATGTAGTCTCTTACCCATCCAGAGAAATCATTTTTATATTTTCTCTCAAGCCGCTTAGATATTTTTAATATTTTTGCTTGCTGACTATTCATTGTCCATTATCTGCTTATAGATAGCGTCCAAATCATCCTCATCCTCTTCTTTCTTTTTAGCTCCATCTAACCTTGACCAAACATCAAGTATCTTTGATGCACTCTTGAAAGCGTTTGTCTGATCCTCGTCTCCGTCGCTAACAAGTTCATTTAACCGGCCTATCGCTTCGTCGAGTCCCGCCCGGAGTTTACGGTAGCCCATTCTAGTTGCTCTTTCGTAAAGAAGCTCGTCAAACTTTTCCTCGACTTTGGGATTTGCCATGAAAAATTCTTCCACATCGTCCTCGGTAGTCCCGATTTCGTGAGCGGCAAGTTCCAAGTCTTTATGCTTGACGTACTTTACTACTAGTTTTCTTAGATTCTTATCGTCATTTAAGTCTATCATTGGGCTGCCTTTTCAGTAAATTTGTCCTCTAGAGTCAAGATAACT